GCGAAGAACCCGGAACAGACAGAAGATTTTGAAAGAACCATGTGTTTACTTCTCGGGCTTGAACCGGGAAGTCTGGTAAAAGAGCCGGAAAAGAAAGGCATGACCGCAGCACAGGCACTTACAGTCATCCGGGATGAGATTTTAGAGAATCGCAGAATCATGCAAGAAAATTTTGAAAAGATCTGGAATAAGATGAACACCAACACCGTCCAACTGGAAAAGATCAAGGACAAGGTCAATACGATGTCAAAGACCGATTACGACAAAGCATTAGAGTGGCTGCAAGACAAGATGGAAGGTGGACGCTATGACGGGGCGAAGTTGCTCATGGAGTCAGAAGCGGCAGGAATTAAAAGGTCTGACATCATGAAAGCAAAGGCAGAACTTGGAGTAAGAATCCAGACTACAGGGTACGGAAAGAATGTGAAAGCATGGTGGAGTTTGAAGGGGGAGAACCATGGATAGAGGGAAATATAGCTTTAGCAGCCATAGAAAACAGTCTGCAGGATTTAAACCGGGCAATATGGCAGTGTTTATGTACGGCAGTACAAAGCGGAAGAGAAAGAAAAGGGTGAGAGGAAAATGACGAATAATGATCATTTGAACAACATAACGGGAGAAACGGATACGCCAGAAATCTCCGCAGTGAAGATGATACTTACAAGAATAGATGAGGATTTGGAAGACGATCTGTACGAAGAAAACCGTGATAAATACCTGAATTTGTACAAGAGCCAAAAAGAGTGGCTGGAAAGAGAGGTTGAAAATGCGTAGGCCAGCACATTTTTTGGATAAGTACCGATTCCAGATTGAAGAAATGGTGAAGTTTAGGTGTACAGACGATCACATCCTCAAGGTCTTACACGATACACAGAATGATGTGCAGTTCTCAAAGGAATTTCTCGTCCGCTACATGGATGAGACTGGGATCCGAAAACGCAGAGTAGTGAAAGGATGGACACAGGAGCAGGTTTTTGAATGGGAGGAATACTGCGAAAATCTAAGAGGGAATGAGAGAATCAAAGGAATGTTGATCGTTCCGGGAGATAAAAAGAAAGAAAAATAGAAAGGAGCCAGCCTCCGGCCGGGGCAAGGGTATACCGGGCTTCTGAGCAGCTGCCGAAGAGACCTAGGGAAAATGGAACAGGAGAGTGAAAGAATGATTTTATTTTGCCCTGATTTAACGGGAAAAGAAGAGATAAAAGCAATGCTTATTGGCAACGGCGATTTTGTTAGACCGGTGTTGCATCCGTGTATTAAAAAGAAATGTGTAGCGTACAAGGATGGAAAGTGTATGAAATACGATAATGAAGTGGAGAGGGAAAGTGAAAGAACAAACATTTGAAGATATCCTGTACATGATTAAAAATGCGTGCAATAAACAGTTTTACAAAGGCACTGATTACGATGGATTAAAACCGGAGATTGTAAGATGCGCCACAAATATTTACATAGAGCAGATGAGACAGAACGGAGGAAAGGAAAATGAATAGAGAAATCCTTTTTAAAGCAAAGAGAAAAGATAACGGTGAATGGGTAGAAGGGTATTACGTTTATTGCAGGAAACGACATTATATTCTTCAGGTACTAAATAAAGCAATTGGCTTTGATGAAAGAGAATACGAATGGGTTGAAGTTGACCCAGACACCCTCTGTCAGTACACAGGACTTACCGACAAGAACGACAAGAAAATCTGGGAGAATGATATTGTAAGAAATGGAAAAGGCGATATAGGTGTAGTGCAATGGTTTGAAGAACACGCTGTATTTATGATCTGGAATAAGACTAAACACCATGTTTACTATTTAGCAGAAAATGATTTTTCGAAAATCGAGATTGTTGGAAATGAGTTTGATAATCCAGAGCTGTTGGAGGGGGAATGATGAAAATAATGATAACTATATTGCACAAAAATGGAGAATGTAGAACATGGACAAACTCAACCGCGGAAGAACACTTAGTAATGGGTCTTACAGCTTACGCGGAAGGTGTCAAAAGATGCGCGGAATCATGGGAAACAGAGACGGAAGAAGTGGAAAGAGTGCTGAAAGAAGCGTTGGAAAGCGAGAAATAAAGTATGAACGTATTAGAGAAGATTTTGGAAGAGATAGAAAATCTTAATTATTATCCAGAAGGAATGGGGTGTGGCATAGAAGATCGCTGTATTACAGATAGGTATGAAGCATGTGAATATGGATGGTATGAAGCGATTGAAGCAGTTATAGAAGTCATACAAAATATGGAGGATGGAAAGACAGATAATGATTGGATTCCGGTAAGCGAGAAATTGCCGGAAGTCGGGAAAATGGTAAAAGTTACCGTACACTCATCTGAATGGATTGCAGACTACGATTCGGCTTGGGTTCCGGAAGGAGAAAAGACATACCATCCGGAAGAGCGCAATGTGTACGACGGATACATAGATAGAGTGGGTATGTGGAGATTTTACGATGAGGAAGGTTCAGTCAATGCTTGCGACAAAGAATTTGGAACAAATAAGGAAATTGTGTACGATGTCGTGACAGCTTGGATGCCGAAAGAACAGATAGAACCATACAAGGAGGTATAACATGGACATTTTAATCACAATCGCATTCTTAGCCCTTTACTACATATTGGGGCTAGGAACCGTGATTACTTTAAAGACAGGATTGGAAGAAGATGTGGAGTTGGAGTGTGAGGATTATTTAGCAGCGGCATGCTTCCCGATACTGCTGTTTGTGGTGTTTTTGGATTGGATCGTGCGAAAGATAGTGAGGTAGAAAATATGAGAAAATTTAACTGGGACGAATTTAAGGATGCAGATAATAAGATCGTAGTGCATTGTAAGACTGAGGAAGAAGCAATAGACTTTTGTAAACAGATGTATAAGCATGGCATGGAATGGGCATCTGGGGATAGTTATTTGAGTTATACACACTATGGGGTATACAGGGATAAAACGTGTTATGGTGGAGATGGTGGGTATCAAAGTTATGATTACTTCGAGAAGTATAAATACAAAATTTTAGAATGGAGTGATTACATGCAGAAAGAATTTACGAAAGCGGATCTGAAAGACGGAATGGTAGTTGAACAGAGAAATGGGAATAGGTATCTTGTATTAGCTGGGATGGCCGTAAGAGAAAGCGGACGCAATAAAATCAGCAGATATACAAATAATTTGGAGTGGTACGGTACCAACAGAGGCGGGGATATCGTCAAGGTCTATAGAATTATCCATGAATCACTAGAAACCGTAGGAGAAGTGCTATGTGATGGTAACCTCGAACTCATCTGGGAGCGCAAAGAACCAAAGAAAATGACTGTGGAAGAAATGCGACAGAAGCTTGAAGAGCTGACAGGAGAGGAAATTGAGGTGATGTAGGAATGACAAGAGATACTATGAAACGCAGAAAGGAGACGGCAGGAGTCATCCGAAAGATAGATGCACATGATATGGCTAAGCATGAGCCAACAGAGAACGCCAAAAAATGGATGAAAAGAAAGGCGTACTCAGTAGAGGACTGCTTAAGAAAATGGGGAGTAGATACGAAAGGGAGTGTTGCCAGTGGACAAGAAAACACTGAAAAGGTATAAACCAAACAAAGATAGACTTATCCGGATTGAGGAGCAAATACAGGAACTATGCGAACGAGAGTCAACTGTGGTCATGGGGAAAGTAACTGGATCCAGCGCAGATTTTCCATACACGGAAGTACGGACATCTGTGCAAATGTATGACCCTTACGAAGAAGAGAATATAAGACGGCAGATCAGAAGGAAAGAAGCTGATAGACTTCTGATTCTGAAAGAACAGAAAGAAGTTGAGGACTACATAAATGGGATTGATGATCCAGAGATTAAAGAGATATTCGAGTTGCACTATCTTGAGGGGAAAACCCAGCAAAAAGTCGCAGATGAAATTGGATATACCCAGGCGCGAGTATCGCAGATTATAAGCGCAAAGCTTAAAGATTTATAGCATTTATATTTTACTTATGCTATAATTATTCTAGAACGATTGTATATTGTTCTAAAACAATCTTTCCAAACATTCGGAATACCGCCGGACTTTTACCCTTTCTTGTCTGGCGGTGTTTTGTGTATCCTTAAAATTATACGCACAAAATACGCATAAAAGTATTGACAAAACAATATAAAATGCGTATAATATACGTATAAACAGAAAAGGAGCGTGAGTCTTGAAAAGAAGAGAATTAGTAAAGATGCTAGAGAAAAATGGGTGGTATATAAAGAGAAATGGTGCAAATCATGATATATATACCGATGGTGATCGGATGGAGCCAATTCCGAGACATCCAGATATTAACGAAAGACTAGCAAGGAACATTATCAAGAAGCTGGGGTTGAAATAGCCCCAACTTCTCGATATGTGTAACTAAAAATAATTTTCAAGTAAGACATGGTATAGGAAAAGTTAATGCGTAGGAGGAAAGAAAATGTATAGGAGAAAGGCGTATCCAATCGTAATTTCAAAAGAATCCGATGGATTTTATGTAGAAATCCCAGATTTTGACATTGCGACACAGGGGGAGGATATTGCGGATGCTATGGAAATGGCACGAGACGCAATAGGATTGATGGGTATTGAATATTTGGATTGCGAAAAAGAAATTCCAGAACCAAATTCAGTAGAAATAAAAGCGGATAAAGATGACATTGTTACATTAGTAGACGTTGATTTCGTGGAATACAGAAAAAAGGTAGATAATAAGGCAGTGAAGAAAAACTGCACGATTCCATACTGGCTGAATGTAGAAGCTGAAAAAGCGGGAATCAATTATTCAAAAGTCCTACAGGATGCGATTATGCGTGTTCTTGGGATTCAAAAAAATGTTTACTAATTCTCTAGTTATATAAAGAGGAAGAGCGCCTTGCCATGTGGTATAGGTGCTTTTCTTATGTCGTGACAAACGTAGGGTAGACAGGTTCGACTCCTGTACACGACTTCGTGATGTAAGATGCAGGCTGCACAGCTGAGGTCTGTTCTGGGAGTGCACACCGGACTTACATCACAAATGGTACCAAAACGCAGATATCCGCAGATCTGCAAAACAAACAAAAATAGATTCAGCAATCTATATTTAGTGTCAGTGCCCGAGTGCGGATAGGGTAAAGGATGTCAGACGGCATCCTACGGGTGTATAGCTCAGTTGGTAGAGCGATCGGCTGTTAACCGATGTGTCGTAGGTTCGAATCCTGCTATACCCGTTGTGGACTACTGCAAGGTTCCTCCTTTTTCTTATAAATTTTGATTGTGTATTTGGTTATTTTGGTTTTTGTTGGCGTTATTAATTCTTTCAGCAGTAGTCCTAAATTCTTAGCATCCAGAGATGGGTGCTTTTATTATGCACTAAAGGAGTAAAGCGTGGGTATTATCAAAAGAATGCTATGTAAGCATGACAAGACAGAATATGTCCGTACAGATCTTGTAAGACAGAATGATGGCAGCTTTATCACGGAGCATACGTGGAGATGTAAGGACTGCGGGAAGCTGATTGAGGGGAAGAAACATGGGAAAGTTTTACGAAAGCCGAAAGTGGAAAAAGAAAAGAGAAAACATATTAAGGCGTGATAACTATCAATGTCAAGAATCTAAGAGATACGGTAAATACGCAGAAGCTACGACAGTACACCATATCTATCCATTGGAAGAGTATCCAGAGCTTGCACTGACGGACTGGAATCTCATCAGCATGTCCACTGCGCAACATGATCGGATGCACGACAGGAAGACGGATAAGGTGACAAGTCTTGGAATGTACTGGCAGAGGAAAAGGAGAAGGGAGTTTGAAGCATGGAAGAAATCAAGATGTATAAAATCCGATGGGAAGGACAAGTAAGTGACTACGAACGTGGAGTGTTGAACGTAATCGAGGATATTGTTAAGACATGCATGGAGTGTTGCGGAGGAGATATATATACCAGCTACAGCGTAAGCGGTGAACCTGTATCCAAAAAAGTGTGGGTAAACATAGTTACGCTTGGCAAGGAAAGGGCAGACGGAATGGCAGAATGGCTTAAAGATAGAGCCGGAATGGAAATGGAAATCAAAGAGATCCAGGTATCCCCCCTCCCTTTTGAAAATTAAAAATGTCTCAGGAGAATCGGGAGAGAGGACTCTTTCCAATAGAGCGGATCTGTGAAAATAAATTTTCCGGCAGATAAGGAGGTGAGAATAGATGGCAAGATATATACCACAGAAGCAAACAATCATCGATAGAACAGTCAGATACATGAAAGAACTTGGAACCTACAAAGTGCAGTATAAACAGGTGATTGAGATCTACGCAGACATGATCTATCAGTATAATGTATTAAGTAAACAGTTTGAAGAGTCTGGATACGAAGTAATTCTGGACACGGAGAAAAGTGGGGGTAAAAAAAGCCCTATTCTCGTGAGTCTCGAAAATCTCCGGAAGGACATCGGAACGTATTCTGACAGACTGATGTTGAATGCAAAAACGTACAATGCGGAGATTGAACAGCCGAAAAAAGAGAAATCTGCATTTGCATTATTACTGGAAAAACAGCAGGGGAAGTAAATGGACTTATCCCATATTAACAGCCCGCATTTCGATACGGCTGTGCGTTATGCGGAGGATATTGTAAGTAAAAAAGTATTAGTAAACATAGACAGAGTACTTGCGTGTAAGAGGTTTCTGACAGACTTAGAACGTGATGATTTAGATTTCCGTAGTGACCAATTCGATTTTGTGATTGATTTGATCGAGGGAACCGTACACCACGTACAAGGTGAGGATAAGAATGGAGTGAGCTTTAAAGGTACTCCAATGTTATTGACGGATTGGCAGAAATTTGTATGTGTGAATCTGTTTGGATTCTTCCGGAAAGGCACAGACATTAGGCGTTTTAACGAAGCGCTTATTTTTTTACCAAGAAAACAGGGGAAAACATCCTTTAGTGCTGCACTGGCAGAAGCAAAGAGCATTCTGGACAGAGGATCTGGGGCAAAGACATACATTGTGGCGAACTCGGTAAAGCAGACCATGGAAAGTTTTGGATTTTTGAAGGATAACGTTGAAACCTTGCGCGGAGATGTTAATAAACTTAGAATCCGAGACAATAATCAAGAACATTCCATCACTATTGATTTCGGAGACGGCACCGCTGAAATGTATGCGATCGCCAACCAGGAAGATAAATTGGACTCTTTAAACTGTAATTGTCTGATTCTGGACGAGCTGCATTCTTGGAAAAGAGCTGGGGCTAAAAAATATATCTTGATGAAAAACGCCATGAAAGCATATCGAAACAAATTGTTGATTGGTATATCTACTGCTGGAGACATTCCGGACGGATTCCTTGCGAATAGGATTAAGACTCTTCATGACGTTTTGAATGGAACAATCACAGACAAAGCGTATGATTCCTATTTTATTTTTATTTGCAAAGCAGACCAGGATAAAGAAGGAAATGTTTTAAACAGCAAAGGCGAGATTACAACTTTGGATGATCCGGAAGTGCTACAGATGTGTACGCCGTCCATTGGAGTTACTGTTACAGTAGATGAGTTGCTGGATGATGCAGCACAGGCAATGAATGAGCCACAGTTGAGAGCAGAGTATTTAAACAAAACACTGAATATCTTTACAAATGCTCTGAATGCATATTTTGATATCAACGAATTCAGATCATCTGATGATGAATATAACTGGTCGTTGGAAGAGTTGGCAAAACTGCCGATCACATGGTATGGCGGTGCCGACTTATCAAAACTTCACGATCTAACAGCAGGAGCTATTTACGGAACATACAAAGATGTCGACATCTGCATCACACACGCATTTTTCCCGAGGGCAGTGGCAATTAAAAAAGCTGATGAAGACGGTATCCCACTGTTTGGATGGGAAGAAGACGGATGGTTGACGATGAGTAATACAGCTACAGTGCTCCCAGATGATATTGTGAATTGGTTTATCTCTATGAAAAAGATGGGATTCAAAATCAAAATTGTTGGATTTGACAAGAAGTTTGGACGAGAGTTTTTCCTGAAAATGAAAAAATCTGGATTCCGGATTCAGGATCAGCCACAGTATTTTTATGTGAAATCCGAGGGATTCCGACATATCGAGGTAAAAGTAAAGAATAAGAAATTCTATTATCTACATTCAGATGCTTTTGAATATTGCGTACAGAATGTAAGGGCAATTGAGAAAGTGGATGATATGATCCAGTACGAAAAGGTAGACGGAGACGGCGGTGTAAGACGAATTGACTTATTCGATGCAGGCGTTTTTTCGTGCTGCCAGATGCTGGCAGACATGGCTCTTGGAAATGTAGCGAATAAATGGTTAAAGAGAGAATAGGAGATTGAAATGGCGAAGAAAAAGAAGCAGAAAAGCATTAGATCAGAACCACAGAATAAAGTATTTGTGTATCAGGGAGCTACGTTCTCTGATTTTTTATTGCCGTCAGGGTATACAACACTGGCGCAGAACCCGGAAATTCGGGCAGCGTGTCAGAAAATTGCCGATCTGGTTTCCGGAATGACGATCCATTTAATGGAGAATGGACCTCATGGAGATATCCGAATTAAGAATGAATTATCACGGAAGATAGATATCAATCCATATTCGCTGATGACAAGGAAGGCATGGGTATACAACATTGTATATTCTATGTTGTTGCCGGGTGACGGGAATGCGGTTGTTCTCCCAGTGATGAGGGATGGATACATTGATGAATTGATTCCGCTGAAACCATCCATGACAAGTTTTGAAGAAACATCGACAGGGTACAAGATAATCTACGGAAGCGAGGAATACGATCCAAGCGAAGTGCTACACTTTGCAATCAACCCGGATCCGGAGTATCCATGGAAGGGTACGGGCTACAGGCTTGCTTTAAAGGATATCGCATCTAATTTGAAACAGGCAAATGCGACTAAGAAATCTTTTATGAGCGGACAGTACATGCCTAACATCATCGTTAAGGTAGATGCAATGTCGGAAGATTTCGCAAATGAAGCCGGAAGAAAGCAAATTAAAGAAAAATATTTGAAAGAATCGAAACCGGGTGAGCCGTGGATCATACCTGCGGAATTTCTGGAGGTATCCGAGGTAAAACCACTATCCCTTAAGGATATCGCAATCAATGAATCGGTCGAGATTGATAAGAGGACGGTAGCATCCCTGTTGGATGTGCCGCCTTTTTTTCTTGGGGTCGGAAGTTTTAACAAGGATGAATACAACAACTTTGTCCGTACGCGGGTGAAGTCGATTGCGGACGTATTCCAGCAGACACTTACGAAAGGTTTGATTCAGAGCCCGCATTGGTACTTTAAATGCAACTCGAAAAGCCTGATGGCTTATGACACCAAGGAGCTTGCGGAAATCGGAATGAACCTATATATCCGAGGGATCTACACAGGAAATGATGTACTGAATCTGATTGGTGATTCTCCGAAGGACGGATTGAATGATCTGATTATCCTCGAAAACTTTATACCGCAAGGCATGATCGGGGAGCAGAAGAAATTAAACGGGGGAGGTGATGAATAGTGGAGCGAAAAAAAGAAAACTTAACCAGATCGTGGAAAGCGGAGTTTGAAACACGAGAAGCGGAGGACGGAAAGAAAACAATTTCCGGATACTTCGCTGTTTTTAATTCCGAAACAGAGTTGTGGCCTGGAGCTTACGAAGAAATCGCACCAGAAGCGTTTGCAAATACCATGAGCAACGACATCCGCGCTCTGACAAACCATGATGACACACTTGTACTTGGACGGACAAAAGTTGGAACTTTACGCCTGAGAACCGATACAAGAGGTCTGTGGGGCGAAATTGATATAAACGAAAATGATTCAGACGCAATGAACCTGTATGAGAGGGTAAAACGTGGAGATGTGGATCAGTGCTCGTTCGGTTTTAACATCGTGCGTGAGGAAACGGACTGGAGAGATGACGGCACTGTGAAATGGACAATACGAGAAGTTGATCTGCACGAAGTGTCTGTATGCACATTCCCGGCTTATGAAGATACGGGCGTACAGGCGAGACATGCACAGGTGGAACAGTATCGGGAGAAACAGTTGGTGCAGTGGCGAAGTAATGCCACGAGGAGATTGAAAGGAGAAAAATAATGGCTTTAAGACAGTTAATGCTTGCGAAACAGATCGCAGACAAAGAGAAGGAACTGGAAGAAATGCGTGGAAAAGACGCAGATTTTGAGACAAGAGAAAAGGAATTGGAAACATCCATTGAAGAAGCAAATACAGAGGAAGAACGCTCGGTTGTGGATGAAGAGATTACGAAGTTTACTGAGGAAAAAGAAGCGCACGAAGAAAGAAAAAGCGAGCTTGAAACAGAGCTTGGCGAGCTGCGTGGAAAAATGAAGGAGTATGAAAAAGCTCCAGAAAAACGTGAAAAGGAGAAAGATATGGGTAAAAGAAGTGAAGAAATTGAAGAGGCAAGAAGCGCGATTAACGCATTTGTGAAGTCCAAAGGGCAGGTAAGAGAGGGCGGATTTAAAGAAGCGGATGCAGGTATTTTGATCCCGGTAGAAATTCTTGCTCCACAGGAGAAACCAGAGGATATTGTAGATCTGAAAAACTACGTGAAAAATGTAAGTGTCAACAGTGCGTCTGGGAAATACCCGGTAATTGCGAAATCTGGAAGTAAAATGTCTACTGTTGAAGAACTGGAACAGAACCCAGAGCTTTCCAAACCAAAAATCTCAAATATCGACTATAGCATCGCAACAAGAAGAGGATATATTCCGATTTCTCAGGAGGCTATTGATGATGCTGACTATGATGTAACAGGTCTGATCCGGGATGAAATCAATGACCAGTCCAGAAATACAAGAAATACAGATATCGCAACTGTATTAAAGAGTGCAACAGCGAAAAGTGTTACAGGGCTGGACGGGTTGAAAGATTTGGTAAACAAAGAAATCAAAAAAGTGTATCCTGTGAAATTTATCATTTCCGCTTCGCTGTATGCCGAGCTGGACAAGTTGAAAGATAAGAATGGAAGATATCTGTTGCAGGATTCTATCACTTCCTTAAGCGGAAAGATGCTGTTTGGCAAAGAGGTAATCGTTTTGGATGACGAAATGATCGCAGGAGCTGGCGAATTAAAAGGTTTTGTCGGTGATCCGAAATCATTCTGCGCATTCTTTGACCGCAAACAGACAAGCGTTGAATGGGTAGATAACCAGATTTACGGTAAACTACTTGCCGGTATTGTGAGATATGACGTCAAGAAAACAGATACAAATGCCGGATTCTACATTACATACACACCGGGGGAATAATTCCCTCTGACGATGTAGCCTTAGTTGGCAGAGGGAAAGTCGGAAAGGCAAAAGTAGGTAAAACAAAATAAGAGACGGAGGTAATAATAATGGCATATACACCAACGACATGGAATAATGATGACGTTATTACAGCAGAGAAACTGAATAAGTTAGAGCAGGGCGTGAAGAACGAGCAGGTAGGACCAGCAGGACCAGCAGGACCAGCAGGACCAGCAGGACCAGCAGGACCAGCAGGAGCAAAAGGCGAAAAAGGCGATCAAGGAGTAGCAGGACCGAAAGGAGACAAGGGAGATCAAGGCGCACAGGGACCTGCGGGACCAAGTTACACTCTTCCAGCGGCGAACAAAACAACGCTTGGCGGCGTGAAACAGATGGCTTTGATTGCAGATTTGTCCACAGAAACAGCAACTGACCTGAAAAATAAAATCAATGCGATTCTTGCGGAGATGAAAAAACAGGGGATCATGGCGAATTCATAAGGAGTATGCTTATGAGAGTGATTGTATTGCAACTATTAAAAGACAGACTTGGAATCTCTACAGATAGTAGGGATTCCGTCCTTTATGCGATCATAGATGGTATTCTGGACGAATGCGAAAATGTATGCGGCGTTCGTATTACGGAAGAAAGATATGACCACATCCTGCTTGTGCTGGATTGGGCTACGTGGAAGTACAATCATCCAGAAGATGGAGTGATTCCGAGGAGCATCCGGTTTCGACTAAACAACCTGATGATTAAGGCGGTGCAAAATGAATCGAACATGGGATGAAAAAGTGGTGTTGATATCTTCCAACGGGTATGAAGAGGATGAGATTGGTCAGCAAATACCAATTGAAGCGGAACAAGAGATCTGGTGCTGTAAAGAGAAAGTGCCACGAAATGAATTCTACCTTGCCGGACAGAACAACATGGAAGTTTCAGAGATTTTAATCGTGCATCCTTACGAATATGAAGGACAGAGATATATCCGATTCCACGGAAAGAAGCTGAAAGTGATTAAGACGTATCCAATCAGCATGGAAGAGTTGGAACTGACCTGCACGGAAAGGATCGAAAAATGAGCGAAAGCATAAGTGCTGACAAACTCGCCAGAGAAATTATGCGGCAGATGGAAGAATACACAGAAGAAGTAAAAGAAACCACACAGGATGTTGCCATGAACGTTTCCGAAAAAGCTGTGAAGAAGCTAAGAGTAAACAGTCCAAAGAGTAAAAATGGCGGGCGGTATGCGAAAGGATGGACAAGGGAAGCAGACAGGAACGGAATTACTGTGTATAACAAATCTCCAACATACCGCCTAACCCATCTACTGGAAAAAGGACACCAATTGAAACGTGGTGGGAGAAAAATCGGTGAAGTACGAGCATATCCGCATATCGAAGAAGTGGAACAGGAATGCATAAAAGAGTATGTCGAAGAACTGGAAAGGAGGCTGTGAAATGACATTGCCAGAATTAAAAGACAAGTTAAAAACGCTAGATCTTCCAATTGCGTATCGTTGTTTTGCAGTCGGTCAAGTACCAGAATTACCGTACATCGTATACTATGTGGACGAGGATATCGGATTTTATGCGGATGACACCGTGTATTACGAGGGATACGCCGTCACGATTGAGGTATACACAGAACAGAAAGACTTGCAGTTGGAAGAAAAAGTAAAGGAACTATTAAACAGTAATGAACTCACGCATGAATCGTACGAGAGTTTTTTAGATTCTGAAAATATGTATTTGAAAGCATATGAAATTGAAATATAGGAGGTAACATATGGCAGGAGCAACAAAAGCTGTACAGGCAAAAGAAAACAAAGTGGAATTTGGCTTAAGAAACTGTTATTACGCTGTTGTTACAGTGGATGAGGGTGGAAAAATCACGTACGGTGCACCGAAGAAATTGCCTGGTGCGGTAAGTATCACATTCGACAAGAGTGGTGATCTGATCCGGTTTAAAGCAGATGACATTGATTATTACACCAATGCAAATAATCAGGGATACGAGGGCACTCTGACACTTGCAAGAGTACCGGAAGAATTTCGGACAGAAGTGTTAAAAGAGGAGAAAACAGATAGAGGAGTGATTCTCGAAAACTCCGATGCACAGGTTGCAAATATCGCACTGATGTTCGAATTTCAGGGAGATGTTAAGGCAACAAGACACCTCTTTTATTACTGCTCTGTAAATAGACCATCTGTCGGAAGTACAACAAAAGACAGTGGAGAACCGAACACAACAGAACTTTCGCTTGTGGCAAGTCCGAGACCGACAGACAACTTAGTTAAGGCATCCACAGCGGCAGGAGTTGATGAAACAACATATAACTCTTGGTATACAACAGTGTATGAAAAATCGGGGGAATAGCACCCCCTGAAGACCTCGCCTTGGTAGGCAGGGGGAAAGTCGGAAAGGCAAAAGTAGGAAAAGCAAAATAAAGAGGCGGAGCGATCTGCCCCAATAGAAAAAGTGGAGGATGTTATGGAAAAAACAATTTACATCGACGAAAAACAAGTGAAATTAAAATCAACCGCAGCATTGCCGAAGAGATATAAGGCGCAGTTTGGAAGAGATTATTTTGCAGACCTGATGAAAGTAGCGAAAGTGTTTGGAAAAGGAACGAAAAGGAATTTTGGAATACAGGATATTTCTTTTGCTTCTCTTGACCACATGGACATGGAAGTATTTTACGACATCATCTGGACAATGGCTAAAACAGCAGACAGGACTATCCCGGATCCACTGGAGTGGCTGGATGGATTTGAGGTATTCCCACTCAATGAGATTATGGGAGAGGTAAAAGATTTGCTTACAGATACCATGCCAACTACTAAAAAAAAATAAATGATAAAGATTCATCGAGTGGCGAGCCGTTCACGAATGAGTCTTTTTTTTATGTTTGCAGACAGGTTGGACTGACCAGCGAAGACATGGAAGAAATGACGATCGGAGACTGTCTGGACTATGTACAAGAGTATATAGACAACCAGAAAAAAGATGAAAATCCTACTGCGAGAAAAGCAACTCAGGAAGATTTTGATAATTTTTAAAGAGGTGAGAAAGTGGCGAATAAGAAAATAAAAGGAATCACAATAAAATTCGGTGCGGATACAATGGCGCTAGACAAGGCTTTGAAAGATGTGGATAAAACATCAAGAAGCCTCGGTGGAGAACTTAAGTCTGTTAATAGGCTATTAAAATTCGACCCTAAAAATACACAGTTGCTTGCGCAGAAACAGGAACTTTTGAATGAGCAGATCGGAAATACAAGTAAGAAACTGGATGCTTTGAAGCAAGCACAAGAAGAAGTTGAGAAAAAGTTCAAGTCTGGAGATATCGGAGCCGAGGAATACAGAAATTTTCAAAGAACACTTTCTAAAACAGAGCAGGATTTAAAATCTTATACATCGCAACTTGAAAAGTTAAATGATGTATCTGGAAATGTATCAAGGAAAATACAGGATGTTGGTGACTCTATAAAAAAAGTAGGAGGCAAGGTAAGTGATGCAGGAAAAGCAATCGCACCATTAAGTGGAGCGTTAGCAGGAGCTGGCGTAGCATCTTCTAAAATGAGTATGGATTTTGAAGATGCAATGGCGAAGGTCAGCACCATTGCTGATGAAACAGAAGTACCGTTGTCAAAACTTGAAGATGGAATCAAAGAATTATCAAATCAAACCGGAATCAGTGCAACAGAAATTGCAGACAATGTATATAATGCGATTTCAGCCGGACAGAAAACAGGGGATGCATTGGCATTCGTAGAAAAATCCACGAAACTTGCAAAAGCAGGATTTGCAGACGCTGGGGACTCTCTTGATATTTTGACAACAATCATGAATGCGTATGGATTAGAGGCGGAAGAAGTTGAAAAGGTTTCGGATACGCTGATTCAGACACAGAATAAAGGTAAAACAACTGTTGGAGAACTTGCTTCTACAATGGGGAAAATTATTCCGACCGCAAAGGCGAATAATGTAGCGTTGGATCAAGTCGCAACTGGATATGTAAAATTAACATCAAATGGTGTTGCGGCAGCAGAATCTACCACATATATGAATGCTATGTTAAACGAACTTGGAAAAAACGGTACGAAGGTTTCTGATTTATTGATAGAAAAAACAGGACAATCGTTTTCGGAGCTTATGCGATCAGGAATGAGTCTTGCAGATGTTTTAGAAATTGTATCCAACGGAGCGAAAGAACAAGGACTTGCATTTGGAGATTTATGGGGGAGTTCAGAAGCTGCAAAAGCTGGTCTTGTGCTTTTGGGAGACGGGGCGCAAGCTTTCAATGGAACTTTGCTGGAAATGAGAAACTCTACTGGAGCAACGGAAGAAGCCTTTGGAAAACTCCAAACAAAATCAGATGCATTCAAAAAAACATTTAATGAGCTTAAGAATGTAATGATTGAGCTTGGAGATGCTTTGCTTGAGGTGCTTGCTCCAGTCATTGAAGCCGTCGTGGAGAAAGTAAAAGAGTTTTCAGAATGGTTCTCTGGATTGAGTGATGAAACAAAGAAAGTCATAGCTGTTGTGACAATTGTCGGAGCTGCATTGGCACCTATTTTAATAATTATAGGAAAACTAATCACTACAATTGGAACGATCGTGCAAGTTGTAGGAATGATAGCAGGTGTATCAGCCCCTGTCATTGCGATAATCGCTGGAATTGCTGTAGCTATTGCAGGAATAATTTTAGTAATCAGAAACTGGGGAGACATCACAGATTGGCTATCCGAAAAATGGAATGCATTTAAAGATTGGATGTCTGGTTTGTGGGATACCATATCTGAGAAAATCCAAGATGTATGGAACGGCATTAAAGATTTCTTTGCCGATATTTGGCAACAGATTTATAACGTGATAGAAGGGCCACTAAAATTCATTGAGGGAACAATTGGTGCTGTCATGTACGCAATATACGCCGTTATTTACACAGTGTGGGAAGTGATCAAGTTCGCGCTTGAAAAGGCGTGGAAATGGATCAGTGATACTGCAAGTGCTGTTTTCGTTCCAGTAGCTAATTTCTTTTCCGGCATCTGGAATGGAATAAAGGATACTGCAACCGGAATCTGGAACAGTATTAAGGATACGCTCGGAGGAATTTGGGGGTCGATCAAGCAGAATGCTATGGACGCTTTTTCTTCCGTTTGGAAGTTTATTGAAGACGGATTTAACAATCTCAAGGATACTCTTGGAGGAATCGTGAAAGGGATTGCGAACGCAATTGTGAAGCCGATTGGCGGTGCGGTAAATGGCGTGATTAACGGTGTAAACTGGGTGCTCGACAAAGTAGGATCAGACATGCAGTTCAAAGAGTGGCCAATTCCAAAATTTGCATCCGGAACAGGAGGAATCCAAAAGGATACACTTGGAATCGTGAATGACCAGAAAGGATCTACATACAAGGAAATGATCGTTCCGCCACATGGGAAACCATTTATTCCAGAAGGAAGAGATGTAGTTTTGCCGCTGAAAAAAGGAACAAAGATAATGCCAGCGAACCAGACGAAAAGTTTTCTGGAAGAACTTCCACATTTTGCGAACGGAATCGGTGAGTTTTTTGGAGGTATCTGGGATACGGTAAAAGACTTTACGGGAAATGTATGGGATTACATCACACATCCAAGTAAGATCGTGCGGATTGCGATTGATAAATTTACGGATTTAACGGGAGCGTTTGAACCGTGGATTTCCGTGGCAAAAGGAGCGGTTAATACGGTGTTTGACAGCGTGGTCGGATTTGTAAAAGGGATTTTTGATACGCAATCGAACGTTAATTACAATCCAAGTGCAGGAGTAGAGCAGTGGAGAACTCTGGCAACAAGGGCGCTACAGATGACAGGGCAGTACTCAGAAGCAAATTTGCAGAGGTTGTTATACCAGATGCAGACAGAATCCGGTGGAAATCCAAATGCGATTAACAACTGGGATATCAATGCGATAAACGGCACTCCATCCAAGGGATTAATGCAGGTTATCGACCCGACATTTAGAGCCTATGCAATGCCCGGATACGATAAAAACATCTACGATCCACTATCTAATATGCTTGCATCCATCCGATACGCAGTGTCTACGTACGGAAGTCTCGCTGCTGCTTATCGTGGAGTTGGGTACGAGGATGGTATAGGAGATATCAATTTGTCCGATCTATTACCGAGTCTGCCGATGTTGGACGTGAAATGGTTTAAGGATGGTGGAATCCTTACGAAACCAGCATTATTCCAGATGCCGTCTGGAGGAATCGGCGGTGCTGCGGAAAGAGAAGCAGAAGCAATTACACCGCTGAGATCGCTAAAAGGTTATATTAAGGAATCAATCTTGGAGATTATGGGCGAAAAGGATATTAATCTAAATATCAATCTGACAACGACGCTGGACGGAAGAGTTGTCGCACAGCAGACGGTTGGATATGCAAGACCGATGATAAAAAAGATGGATGATTTTGAGAAACTATTAGGAGGTGAGAGGGTTGGGCTTGCTTAAAGCAACATATGGAGGCGTAGAGATTCCGGTTAAGATTACAAGACTTGACCGGAACTTATCACCTTCCATCACAAATAATACAAGGAGCATTGAAAATGTAAATGGAGGAGAGTTTACGCATTCCACGTACTCTCCAAAACAGATTGTAATGGAGTTTCGTATTTCAAACTCTACGGCAAGGGAACTCAGTGAGTTCCGCAGAAAAATGTCAGAAATTCTGTATAGTAAAGAACCAAAGAGGCTGATTTTTTCCGATGAACCAAGCATTTACTATGAAGCAATCGTGGATGGGGAACCGGTGCTGGGAGAGGATGATATGTACAGTAGCGGAACAATCACATGGCTCATCCCGGACGGAGTAGCATACTCTACCGCAGAAAAACAATTCACTGGCGTCCAACAGAACGGCTACCAGACAATTACCATCCAAAACAACGGCACCGAATGGGCAGATGTGGACTACGAGATCACACATAATCATGAAAACGGATTTATCGGACTTGTGAGCCAGTACGGAGTGATCCAGCTAGGGAAAGAGGAAGAAGCAGACGGAGAGAATTACAAAGCGTCTGAAAACCTGTTTGATGGATACAGCCTGTTTCAAGACGATCATGGAACGTCTTACCAAAATCCAGAGAATACCACACAGGGGACGCTTGAAGTAAGGAATGTTGCCGGATATAACGTCATGGCATTAAAAGGTGGACAAGCAACATCCGGATACTGGAACGGTGGAATGAGAACACTTACTATCCCTGTGGACAGCGAGGGCAGACGTGGGGCGAAGAACTTTTATTGCTACACCCAACACTGGTTTGAGACTGGCTTAATGGGACAGACAGGAGCACAGACCATTGCATTTCTGACAGGAGATAATAAAGTAATCTGCGCCATGTCTATTAACAAGAGTGATACGGTTGGTAATACGGCGCATGTGGACTGGTTTGCCCCTCAAAACAAGAAAATTAAGACACTGGATTTCCAGCCGACAGCCTACGAGGATAACCCGTTTAATTTAAAAATGGGCGGCGGACACAATGACTTTTTAAAAGAGGGTGACAAGTTGCGTATTTTCTGGTACGGGAAGTATTACCACTTTACTATCCCAGAGATCAAAGATATGGAATGCGAGAAAATCCAGATCTGGATTGGACAGTGGGGGGACCGAAATCTGTCGAACCAGTACGTTACGCACAACTATTTAAAAAGCATCTGGTTTCGCAAGGACAACGTGGAAAAATATCGGGACGTGCCGAACCGGTATCGCGCTGGGGATGTGGTGTCTATAGACGGGGAGAGCACGAAGGTCTACGTTAATGGTATGGTGGCTAAGGGAGATGAGATTAATGTATCCAATTATCCGAAAGTTCCACCCGGAACAACAGAAGTGCAGTTCTGCTATTCTTCCTTTTCATCTCCGCCGCCCCGGATTAAAGCGAAAATACGGGAGGTTTACTTGTAATGGACAGTATTAGAATTGCGATTCTGAGCGCAAATAACACACCAGTAGCATTTATGGATAATGCACATAAAAAATCCATGCACTACTGTGGAGACGAGCTGCACGAATACTTACAAGGTACGGCAAATACGTACACTTTTACGGTAAACGCAAAGCATCCAGACGCAGAACATGTTACAGTCGGAAACAAGGTAGCCTTTACATACAAGGGTAAATCTTACTACTTAAATATTGTAAATACCGATCAGACGGAGAAGATAATTACCGCTACGGCATGGTCTCTGTCATTTGAGCTTATAAACGAGGATGCCGGCGAATACAAAGCTGGAAAAGCAATGAGCTTTGAAGAGTACCTCGCTATTTTTGATGCCGAGAGAACACTAAAATTGGGACTCAACGAGGTATCAGATAAGCGGATCACCAATGAGTGGACAGGCACAACGTCTGTATTAAAGAGGCTATTTTCTCTGGCCAACGTATTTTCGGCAGAAATCGAATTCGAGACAGTACTGAACAGAGACTACTCTTTAAAAGAGATTGTCCTAAATGTATATCGGAAACACTCCGATACAGACAGCGGAGTCGGAGAATACCGGAATGACATTGTACTGCGGTACGGGAAAGGAATTACCGGAATCCGTAAAACCACAGATGCCGAGAAGCTTTACACCTGTATCCAGCCGACCGGGAAAGACGGGCTGACAATCAATGGACTGGACAAAAAAGAATACGATGAGAACGGGAATATCGAGTACTTTACAGACGGTGCGATCATCCGGGCACCACAGGCGAGAGACAGGTTTCCGTCAAATATCGTAAATAAAGAGGATGCTTACATCCTGATGCGGAAAGAGTATGATACGGATAACAAGGACAAGCTCTACAGTATGGCTTTATCCGATCTAAAAACCGCATCCGAGCCAGTGGTGACTTATGAGGTGGATGGATACTTTGACACCAACATCGGAGACACTGTAAGGATGCAGGATCAGGAGTGGACGCCGACCCTATACCTTCAGGCAAGGGTATCGGAACAGGTGCGCAGTCTTACCAATCCAAAAACAGCAAAGACGGTATTTACAAACTACAAAGAGCTGATGTCCGAGATATCGAGCGATCTGCTGGATAAGATGCAGGAGTTAATCAACAAGACCAAGGTCTACACCTGTTCGATCGCTACAAACAACGGCATTATCTTTAAAAACGGCGTCGGCAGCACAACGCTGACAGCTTATGCTTACAACAACGGTGTGGATGTGTCAGGTAGCCTTGAAATCCGATGGAGTAAAGACGGGAATGAGTTTTATGTTGGCCGGAGCGTGACGGTAAACGCCGAGGATGTGGATGTTAAGGCAGTTTACTCATTTACGGCTTACGAAAACGGCGTAAAGCGTGGGTATTATGAGGTCACAGTGACAGATGTATCGGATGGAGAGCCTGGAAAAGACGGAACAACGTATTACACATGGTTTAAATTTGCCGATGACGAATATGGAAATGGAATGTCCAGTAGTCCGGATGGAAAAGAATACTTAGGGATCGCCTACAATAAGGAGACTCCGGTAATGTCCAATAATACGGAAGATTATCAATGGGCGCGGATCACTGGTGAGGGAATCCCTGGAGAACCGGGAAAGGATGGAAAAACTTACTACACATGGGTAAGGTATGCGGATGATGCCAGAGGAAACGGGATGTCTGACAGTCCGAATGGAAAATATTACATCGGGTTCGCATACAACAAGGAAGTGCCGACAGAAAGCAACAATCCGGCAGATTACCAGTGGTCGAAATATAAAGGGGATGACGGCAAAGATGGTACGGATGGAGCAATAAAATCCGAAACACCACCAGACGATAAGACTAAACTCTGGTACGACACGGTAAACAACGTCCTAAAGTACTGGGACGGCGAAAAATGGGTAGAAGCATACACGGGAGACATCGAAGACGCGAAAGATGCGGCAGGAAACGCACAGGAATCCGCCAACACAGCAATCTCCAGTGTCAATAACATAAATACCAGTCTCGAAAAGTACAAGAATGAGGTTCGCGCCGAGTTTAAGAATACCGTAACTTACGTAGATGGCAAGACGGAAGTTATCGATACATGGGTGCGACAGGGGTCGGATGGAGTTGCGCCGTTTTTGGAACTGGGTGGAACAAGTAATGACCTGAAGGCAAGGTTGACGAACTCGCGCCTAGGATTTTACGAAGGAGACAAAGGGCTGGCGTATTTTGGAAATGAAAAAGCATATATGCCGGTGGCAGAAGTTGATAATCTAAGTGCAAAGAGAGTTGGTGTAGGCAACTATGCTATGCTGGACAATGGGGATGGACACCTATCTATAATCTATATCGAGTAAGGAGAGGAAAATGGCAGGAACAGGAAGAATATACGTCACGGCAGTCCGTGGTGTAGGGGATGCGAATCTCACACATCAGTACGATGTGGATATCAGGTTTGATATTGCGTTTGACTGGGGTGGATACAATTATGGCGGTGCACCATACCGCATGAGCTGTGACGGGCAGAACACCTCTGGCAGTGCGACATTCGCGGTCGGCAGTGGCGGCGGACAATGGATCTGGACGAATATCGGCGGAACAAAGACGTTCCGGATCACGATGCCAACGAGCGGACAATCAAAGAAGATTGGCTTTTCCGCGACGGTCAATACAGGAGTTAATCCAGCCACGATCTCAGCGAGTGGGGAATACACATTGCCGGCTATTACATGGGAGCATACAGTGTCTTATAATGCAAATGGCGGGACCGGTGCTCCAGACAGCCAGAAAAAGATATACGGATCCGTATTAACACTATCTTCTGTGCGTCCCACAAGAGATGGCTATGTATTTATGGGCTGGGCAACATCGTCCGCTGGAGACGTAGCATACATGCCGGGATCAACATACGGTGCCGATGCGGATGTGACTCTTTATGCAGTTTGGCAGATCGCGTACATTAAGCCGACAATTACCGGGTTGACTGCATTGCGATGCGACTCTAAGGGATCACCAAAAAATGATGGCACGTACATTAAAGTCACTGGGAGTTGGCAAGTAGACCAGACCTTAAATAGCTCTAACAAGGCAACCAGTGTCAGGATAGATTATCAGGAGACTGCTTCCGGGAGTCCGGTGAAAGCAAGTGAAACATACCCAAACACGACAAGCGGAAAGATTTCCCAAGTAATCGGGAATGGGAAAATATCCACGGGGAGTGTGTACTTTGTTATCGTTACAATCACGGACTTAAACGGCAGCAAACAAGAAGAAGTGATTGTTCCGGCACAGTTCCGGGCGTTGGATGTTGCAAATAAAGGGAGAAGTATTGCTTTCGGCGGAACAGCAAGCGATAGCGAAGTGGGTTATGATTTCTATCAAGATGCGAGGTTTCATGGCAAGTTATTACTGGGTGATCAAGAATTGATGGGAATCAAGGAATATGATTCCGGACAGGTGAGAGGACCGTACTCCAATGTAAACAGCAGTAATCGCATGCAGATGTGGTTGTATAAAATCGGCAAGATCGTACACTGCAAAATCGAGATGTTGGCACAGTTTCCGAACAGCGGGTCTTTCAATGATTTTGACGAGGTGGCCATCCCGGAAGAATTCCGGCCGAAATATCACGTATTTTGCGCGTGCCCGGAGGTAGTCGCAGGGACGATCATTGGAACTGGAAGATATCGTATAGGAGACAAGATTTCTCTGGATGTGGAAAAGAAAGATTATGCAGAGAGAACGATCTGCACATCATGGATTGCAGCAAGTTAGGAGGTACATATAGTTGGAGAACAGAATAGTAACAGCTGTATTTGGAGATTCGAACACAGCAAAAGTGAGTGATGTCTGGCAGTGGGATTACGGACAGATATTGAGAATTCAAGGGCTCGATTTGCCAACTGCAGTGGAGGTGGATTTTGCGGTTGCAGGAGCGAGTGAATCCATTGCGAGAATTGGAACAACGAAGGACGGCGTGACGGATGTTGTTATACCAGACTCACTAATCGAGACTGGGAAAAACCTTGTAGCCTATATCTATCTCAGAGATTCAGCGTCCGGCAACACGGAGTACCAGATTGACATGCTTGTAAGCAAGCGGGCGAAACCGGAAGCCTATAACACGCCGGAAGACAAGGAATTGTTTGGGCAAGCCGTTGAAGCAGTCAACACAGCTGCAGACCGGGCAGAAAAGGCGGAGCAGTCAGCGCAAGAAGCTGCTCAAAAAGCAGGACTGGATGCTGAACAGACAGCGCAAGACAGAGCGGAAGTGGCTAAGGCGGTAGAGGATGCTACTAATATCGCTACGCAAGCTGGAATATCAGCGGGAACAGCAGAAAAAGCTAAAGAGCAGGCTGAAACAGCGAGAATGGGAGCGGAAGCAGCGGCGGAGAAGACAGCAGAAGACAGGACGGTAGTCGAACAAGTGAAGATAGCCGTAGACGAAGCGCAAAAAGCGGTAAAAGTTGACAGAACAGCCGTGGAAGAAGTAAAGCAGAGCGTAGAACAGCTCGGAAATGAGATACAGGGAGCCACACAAGCAGGAGTGCAAGCGGTCGATAAGGCTAAACAGGCAGCGGTGGAGGAAATCGCGCGAACTGGAACAGTTTATAAAACAGCCGTAGAGGACGCGGGAAATGCGGCTAAGAAAGTGGAAGAGGCTGTGAATCAGTCCACACAGAATGCGGCTTCTGCAAAGGTTGAACTCGAAAACACTATTCGAGCCTCAGAAGAAATAGAAGAGGCGTTGGCAGAAGCTATAACAGTATCTGGAACTGCAATAACAAAGATGAATGAGGCTATTAAAAATGCTGGTACAGCGGTAGAAGAAACGGTTGCTGCTACAAATGAAACGAAAAAGGCAACGGAGGCGGCGCAGTCAGCAGAAAGCAAGTTATCTCAGTCTACCGCAGATGCAGAAGAGCTGAAAACAGCTTTGGATCAGGCAGTGGGAGGTGTTGCTCAAGACGCAACCGCAGAAGAGATTCTGAAAATCTTACAAAAAAGTGCTGATTATATGGCACAGATTGCTGAGAGCGCAGGGAAAGCCGGAAGTCTGAACGGGTTCGGGCTGAATCTGTTGGAAGATGGTTCGGTATCACTGACCTATTCAGATCCGGATACCGGAGAACTTCAAGACAGCGCAATCTTCCCGAAAGACAGCACAGCCAAGAGACTCGACAAGGCTTTGGGAGAAATGAACGAACAGTTGAAAGTTATAGCGTTAAGAGAAGGAGGGAAAGCGTAATGGCATTAAATATCATGACAGAAATGACCATGCAGGAAATTTTGGAAAAAGTGCAACTGCAGAATGCGTACCTTGCTGCTATTTCTGGTGCGGATCCTGGAACCGTTACAGTTTCCGGATGGGACAGTGTATCGGAAATTGTAAGAGCTGGTCTTGCACCTAAAATCTTTAAGATTGGAGATCAGTTTATCTGTCCTTGGACAGATAAAGCAACAGAAAAGGCTTATAGCTGGGTGTGGGATATCGTCCACATGGGACAAGTTACATTGGAAGATGGGAGAGAAGCTCCTGGGATGTATCTGCAGGCTCATTATCTCACACCGTTTGCCATTCAATTTGACCATGAAGAAAATGAGAGGGCTACAGAGCCTACTTTTTCTGGGGACTATTCATATTACACGAAAAACCCAGACGGTTCATATAAGTTGGAAGAGGTTGTTGTAGGACAGCAAATCCCAGCAGAAAAGGAATACTATCATTCCGCTATTAAGGATACGTCTGGCAATATTTGCCGGTGGGGATACAATCGTTGGAGTCATAGCGCAATAAGACAGTGGTTGAATTCTGATTCTGCGGAAAAAGGGAACTGGTGGACTGCACAGCATCTCGGAGACGTTGCGCCGAATGAGCATAACTCAAGAGCTGGATTTTTAAGTGGGTTTGAGCAGGATTTTCTTTCTGTAATTAAGAAAGTAAAAATTCGTACACAGCTCAATACTATAACAGATAAAGATGTTGGAACCGATGAGGAAACAGTAGACCTTATGTTCTTGCCATCTAAAGAACAGCTGTATGGAACACTTGAATCAGGAATTTATAACGATGAGGCATTTGAATATTACAAGCAGGTGGCTGGCTTCGAAGCTCCAAACAACGGAAACAGCACTGGAAGAATTAAGTACAAGCTAGATGCTCAGACGTCTGCCGACTTGCAACGGCTGCGTTCCCCGAGTCGAGGCACCTCGTGCGACCCTTGGGGTTGCTTCGCGCCCGGCAACCTCACCGGCTCCAACGCGTACAACGCTGGGCGGTGCGCCCCGGCTTGCGTAATCGCATAAATCTTTAAAATCCACGCCTCGTAAGAGGTGTGGGATAGAAAGGAACAAAGAAAATGTCAGTACCGGAAGGGGGTTCGAATTGAATGAAAAAACATCTCTTTACAGGATAAGCCGGGGGATTAAGTTTCTTGGCTTTCGTTTTATCTTGACGGACACCGGAAAGGTTATCCGGCTGATAAAAACTGAAAGTGTCAAGCGTGAGCGAAGAAAGCTCAGAAAACTTGTCCGATTAGCAAAGAAAGGTAAATTAACCAGGAAGAAGGTAGACCAATGCTACGAATCCTACAAAGCTCACGCAAGAAGAGGAAATACGTGGAAAATGCTAAACAGATTGGATAGATTTTATGAAAGTTTATGGAAGGAGGACTGACTATGCAGTGGGTAAGATTAGAAGGAAGCCTGCAGGACAAGGTGAAAATCGAAGCTTTAGAAGCACAACTCGCAGAGCAGAAAGAGAGTGTAGAACTTCTAAATGCATGTATTCTTGAAATGTCAGAACTGGTATATGCGTAAGATTTTAAGAAAGATTGCACGCATTGCAAGAAATTGTATTTTATTAACTACAACATTTTTATTATTTGGAAAGGAAGGAAAGAATATGATGGCAAAATTATGGGCAATCGAAATTATGACACAGGAGAGCATGGAAGGAGCAAAAGAGGTTTACAACAGAGTGCCGCGCTTGCTTAAAGAAAAAGTAAAAGCTATTCTGACTGAGTCCGGAATGGGAGAAATTGCAGAATAATGTCTAAGCTTAAAATTATCGCAAGGTTAAGGTCTTATTTTTATACTTTAAAATTAGAAAGGAAAGTGAGGATATGAAGAAAATGGAGCAGTTGGCAAATGTAAAAGCGTTTTTATGCATGGTATTCGGAGCTATTGCAGGAGGTTTCGTAAACCTGATCGGAGGATGGTCCGAGGATTTGACTACATTACTTATTTTTATGGGAGTAGACTTTGTTCTCGGACTTCTGATTGCCGCATTTTGGAAAAAGAGCAACAAGTCGGAAAACGGGGCACTGAGTAGCTACTCTGCATGGAAAGGTCTGTGCAGAAAAGGGGTATCTCTCCTGATCGTACTTATTGCATACCGATTGGATGTTACTCTCGGCGTAGACTACATCCGTACAGCCGTGGTACTGGCATTTATAGCAAATGAGGGGATCTCGATTTTAGAAAATGTTGGAATTATGGGTGTGAAATATCCGGAAGCGTTAAAAAAAGCACTGGATGTTTTAACAAATAAATCACAGGAACAGGAGGGCGAGTAATCGTCCTCTTTTATTGCGCGACATCGCACGGAAAGGAGAAAATATGAGTATTTGTAATGGAGTAGCAGGAAACAGAGGAAGAAATCCAGTGGGAATCTTTATCCATAATGATGCTGGTAGTCAGAATGCGAACGCAGCGTTTTACAGAAATTGGCTGCAGACACATTCATTGGAAAATGGATTTGCGCACTATTATGTAGCACAGGACGGAATCTTACAGGCAGAGGACGACTGGAATTGTGCATGGCACTGTGGAGATACGAGTGGAAATTTAAATTATCTGAGTATCGAAGTATGCCAGAGCAAGGGTGATCTGGATGTATTTAAAGCAAATGAGGAAAAAGCATTGCAGCTGGCAGCGCAGAAGTGCAAGCAGTATGGAATCACACCAAGTACAAGCACAATCAGACTCCATCAGGAAGTGTATGCCACATCTTGCCCTCACAGATCTGTGGAGATTCACGGTGGCAGAGAAGCTACAAAATCCTACTTTATTAAACGGATTAAGGAGTACATGGGTGGTAATGTCACGCCGCCAACTTATGTATCTGGAGGACAGGCGCAGGCTCAAGCTGCACAGAGACAGCCGAAAGTAGTATTTACTTACGCCGTCAAACTGGAGGACGGACGCATCTTGCCGTTTGTGCGGAATCTTACAGACTTTGCCGGAATTCAGGGTAAGAAAATCACAGACGTGGCTATCAAGGTAGACAAGGGATCCGTAAAATACAGAGTACACGTGATCGGAAGAGGGTGGTTGCCTTATGTGACTGGATGCAACTGGAATGACCACAACAATGGTTATGCAGGTACAGGACAGCCGATTGACGCAATTGAGGTGTACTACAATACTCCAGCGGATTATGCGGCAAAATACGGCTACCAGAAAGCGCAGTACCGTGTCAGCCCTGTAAATGGAGCTTACTGGTCATGGCAGTATGATAACGAGACCGGAAACGGACAGGACGGATATGCTGGAGCGTTCGGACAGGCAATTGATCGGTTCCAGTTATTCTAA